TCTTTCGGGCCTGAGCCAGGTCCATGATCTGATTGCGCGCCATCCTGTTCGCTACGGTGCCCGATGCCGTCTCTTTGAAGATACCGATCACGTCAAAGTCGCCGCGCCCGGCGAAGGCGGTCAGTTCAGCAATCTGTCGTTCGCACGCTGAAAGATGGCCTGCTGATGAATGAGGCCGGCAGGAATATCCGCGAACAATATACCGATACAGGTGGCTTCACCAATCATGTCTTTGCCGTCACAGCCCTTCTGGGCTTCCAGTTCATACCCCGCAAAACATCATCACAGCCAACTGGCCCGACATTCTGCGCAGCGCTGCCACCATGGTCGCCGGCGTCATGCCTCCCAGCCAACTTCTACGCAAGTTTGCAGCCTATCCCCGACAGCATGAGTTGGCCGAAGCTCTCAAAGAAATCGGACGGGTGGAACGAACGCTGTTCATCATTGACTGGTTGCTCGACGCCGACATGCAGCGCCGCGCCCAGATCGGTCTGAACAAAGACGAAGCGCTTCACGCCCTGAAAAACGCCCTGCGTATCGGTCGACAGGGTGAAATCCGCGATCGCACCGCCGAGGGCCAGCACTTCCGCATGGCAGGCCTTAACCTTCTCGCCTCCGGCGTCATTTGTTGGAATACCAAACACCTCGGTCAGGCTGTCGCAGCCCGAAAACGCGATGGCATGGACTGCTCACCAAACCTGCTGGCGCACACCTCACCTCTCGGATGGGCCCACATCCTTCTCACAGGCGAATATAGGTGGCCAAAAAGGTGACCGAAAACCCTTATGATACCATTCTGCTCCCTACGGCATTAGACCCCATTCTGCGCATGCCCCCGGCCCGCAGCCGCGCTCATGTCTTCCGGTTCCACCACTACGTCCTGCGACGTATCACCCGCGCGGTTGCAGACCCCCGGATCGCAGGCCCCCCGGTTGCCGCTGCCCGCAACCCTATGCGCAATGCGGAACACCGGCGGGCGGTCGCCATCCATCCGCCATTGTCCGGCCACCGCCCCCGGCGATGTGTCACGCGACACAGTCCCGGTGCAGGCGTTGTAAAAGCTGCGGCCAACCGGATGTCCCGGCCGATCCGGACCTGCGTTTTGCGGATCCCGCTGCGCTGCCGCGATGTGTCACCCACCCGCGCCGCTACAATCGCCGCAGCGCAGCGCGAACCGTTTGCTGCCGTCGCCGCGCCGCAAGGGTTTGCAGGACAAGCGGCGCGAAGGGCGATCGTCAATACAATCCATGATTGAATACGCACTGCATTATTCGCCCGGACAATGCCACATGTTGCCGTCTGTAAAACATATTCACACCATATTTACGTGTCACACTGTTACTGTAGCAGTTTTGGCACGTCACTTTGCAAAGCCGCAGGCGTCTGCGTGAATTGACTTTAAAAAAAGGCCACAACCATCTATTTTTACTGAAAAATACGGACAATAAAAAAACCAACGAGGCAGACAATGGCAAGAATTAGCGTGTTCGGCATCGGATATGTCGGCGTGGTTTCGGCTGCATGCCTGGCCAGAGATGGTCATGACGTGATCGCCGTAGATGTGGACCCCGGCAAGATCAAATCCATCAATGACGGGCTGTCGCCCATCGTGGAAAACGGGCTGGACGAACTGATCGCACAGGTGGTGCGCGAAGGCCGCCTGACCGCCACCAACGATGTGCAATACGCCATCGACAACAGCGACGCGAGCTTTGTCGCCGTGGGCACGCCGTCGGCTCCCGACGGGTCGGTCGGGCTGACCTATGTAAAAGGCGTGTGCGAAAACATCGGTCGCGCGCTGGCCAACAAGGCGTCGTTCCATTCGGTGGTGATCCGTTCGACCATCGTGCCGGGATCGTGCGAAAGTGCCTGTATTCCGGCGCTGGAAGCGGCTTCGGGCAAGGTGGCGGGCCGTGACTTCGGCATGGGCTATTACCCTGAATTCCTGCGCGAAAGCACCGCGATCGAGGATTACTACGATCCGGGCCTGATCGTGTTCGGCGCGATGGATACCCCCACGGCGGATTTCCTGACCGCACTGAATACCGGGCTGAACTGCAAGATCCACGTCGTCGATCTGCGCACCGCCGAGATGGTGAAATACACCTCCAACACCTGGCGCGCGGTGAAGGTGACCTTCGCCAACGAGATCGGCAATATCGCCAAAGCCAGCGGTCTTGATGGCCAGACGGTGATGGAGATCCTGTGTTCCGACGAAAAGGTGGCGATGTCGAAATACTTCATGCGCCCCGGCTTTGCCTTTGGCGGCTCGTGCCTGCCCAAGGATGTGCGCGCCCTGCGCTATCTGGCCGGTGCCACCGGCGTCAACGCGCATCTGCTGGACGCGGTGATCGAGGCCAACGAGGCGCAGATCCAGCGCGCCGAGGATATGATTGCCGCCTCGGGTGCGAGCCACGTCGGCTTTGTCGGCATCAGCTTCAAACCCGGCACCGATGATCTGCGCGAAAGCCCGCTGGCCGAACTTGCGGCGCGGCTGATCAGAAAGGGCGTCGGCGTCGGCATCTACGACCCCTATGTCTATGAAGCCTATGCCAGCAACAATTCCACCGCAGGCCGTGGCAATGATGTGATCCCCGATCTGAAAGACCGCATGGTCGAACATCTGGATCATCTGATCGGCAATGCCGGGGCCATTCTTGTGGGCAATTATTACAAGGACAGCGTCAGTTCGCTGGAAGAAGCCGCCAAGACCCTGCCGGTGCTGGACCTGACGCGGATGAAGCGCGACATGGTGTCGGAAGGGCAATACCAGGGCATCTGCTGGTAACGGCGGATGTTCGGCGTTCTCACCCATGGGGCTTATTTCGCAGTGATCGTGCTGCTGTATTCCGTGATCCCGCCCGGGTTTCTCGGAGAGGTGCAATATGCCACCAACACGATCTTCGTGTTGGGGTTCCTTGGCACCTGGCGCTACACATGGGCCACCGTAAACTTCACGCGGGCGGCGATCTTTTACAAGATCGTCCACCCGCGCCGCAAGGCAAAGGCCTTTGCCCGCTTTGCCGCGCGCAAAGGCCCGTCGCATGCGTATTTTCTGGTCACCACCTATATGGTGGAACCCGAGGCCACCATCCTGTGCTACCGTGCGCTGTTTCTGGCGGCATCGCGCGCGCGGGACGGCGCGACCATCGTGGCCTCCGTGGTGGACGGGTCGGACGAGCGGCTGATCCGCGAGATTTTTGCCGCGACGCGCGAAGACCTGTCGCGGGTGAAGCTGGTGATCGACCGGATCAAATCCAACGGCAAGCGCGATGCGCTGGCCAAGACGCTGAAGATCATCGGCCATATGGAACCCACGGCGCATGACATCGTGGTGTTCGTCGATGGCGATACCTGCGTGCCCGAGGATATTGTGGCGCAGGCGGCCCCGATGTTCACCAACCCCAGGACGGGCGCGCTGACCACCGACGAAGGCGTCATCATCCACAAGCAGAACCTGTTTCGCGACTGGTTCATCCTGCGCTTCAACCAGCGTCAGGTGATGATGTGTTCGACGGGCCTCAGCAACCGGGTGCTGACGCTGACCGGGCGGATGTCGGTGTTTCGCGGCGATCTGGCGGTGCGGCCCGATTTCATCCGCGGCATCCACCATGACTATCTGGATCACTGGCGTCATGGCCGGGTGCCCTTTCTGACCGGGGACGACAAATCCACCTGGTACTGGCTTTTGAAGAATGGCTACGAGATGGCCTATCTGCCCGACGTGCGGTCGTTTTCCATGGAAACCCAGCCGCGCCCGACATTCTTTGACAGCTCCAAAGTGCTGATGGTGCGCTGGTTCGGCAACATGATGCGCACCAATGGCCGCGCGCTGCGGCTGAACCCGGCGATGATCGGGCCGTTCACCTGGTGGTCGATCTTCGATCAGCGCGTTTCGATGTGGACCACGCTGGTCGGCCCGGTTTCGGTCCTGCTGGCGGCGATCATTCATTCGGCGGCGGTCATTCCGCTTTATATCGCCTGGGTCATGCTGACCCGTTATGTGTTCTGCGCGGTGATCTCCTTGTTCCGCGGCAGCTGGTTTCCGGTCACCCACCCGCCGATCCTGTATTTCGGCCAGGTCGCCGGGGCCATTGTGAAAACCTTCGTGCTGTTCCGGCTGGACAAACAGAAATGGACCCGGCAGGGCGCATCGACCGGCGCGGCGCGGGTCAGTTTCGCCGTGAAGATGATGGCGGCGGAATCCACCTTGCATCACGCGCTGGCCCTCGTCTGGCTGACCATCTTCGTCATTTTCCTCGCGCAAATATAGAACCGGGTCCGGCCCAATGAAAAAGCACAGATGAGCGATCCATTCACAGCCCCCCGCGACCCGCGCCGCAGCCCCCGCCGCGAGGCAGCGCCTGCGGCAACACCCGCCACCGCCGCACTTGTCACGGCGCAAGCCGCAGCACCCGCGCCCGCGCCCGCGCTAACTGCGCCACCTGCAAGAGCCGCCGCCGCTGCTGATATTGCCAGTCCTCTTTTCATATTAACGCGCATAGCTTTACTGCCACCACCACCTATACCGCCAGTAAGATAACCAGTTACTGGCCCCCCTAATGCGCCCGCTAGTTTAACAACTTTGGTTCCCCAGCCTTTCTTGCTAAACGGTTTTCCCCATCCCATAATATACCTACCCTATTTGTACCATTCCAATTACCGTCAAAGGAACGGTTACTGTTGTCCACGATGGAACATAAATTCTATTATTACTGGAAACAACCATTCCAGCATTCGTGCCTAGATTCCCCGATACCGCAAAACAAATACCATTCGCCGTTGCAGTTAAAGGGAAGTTATCTACATAAGTCGTGCCAGCCGTTGCCGATGTATCAGTGGCTGGTGTTATTGTTACGTTAAAATAAAATAATGATTGAGATATTCTATAATAACGACCTGTTATTGTTGGCGTGCCTGTTATTGTTAAACTAGTAAATGTTGGAGTCCATGAGTTACCCCTGTCGCCTTCAAACGTCTGGTTAAAGAACAATAGCCAAGGCATAGACAAGGCCTGCTGGTCGTCTGTCATAGGTGTTTGTAGTGGTGGCGGTGATATGGTCATATATTTCCTAAGGATTTAAATATGAGCCACATATGGCCACTTTCACTGGATCTGATATTCTGATTCGGAATGTCATCTGTTGCGCTATACCTAATCGACGGAAGTTAACTTCTGTGTTATACTTACCAACTGCACCAATTCCAGTTGTGTAACTAGTAGACCAAGTTCTCGCGCCGTCCTTACTTAGCTGCAACGATGTTAGTGGTGCTGAACCCTGACCGCTTTGAAGTCCTACGCCAGTTTCATACCCTATTTTCAATACATTATACCTAATTCTTCTGTTTTCGTCAAATAAATGTGTGTAAGTTCTTTCACGTAATATCGTATCGCCATCGTCTGTGTATGTCGTCATGTTCATGTCGTAAATCTTGCCAGTAGTTTTATCGCCAACTAGCTGCTTTCCAAAGATAAACATACAGCAATTAGCACGGTGTAGCTCATACGCACCCTCTGCATTTAGATAAGCTCGTTCATGCCATTCTTGCACATTTAAGTCATAGACAATGGAAGTAGCCAATCCGCCACCAGTCATCATGTAAAACGTATGCCCCTGCTGTTGATAGGTAAACGCAATAATATTTTCTTTATCCGTTGCGGCGGCTATTAAAAGCTCGATAGCATCGTTTGATATTCTTTTTGGTGCAATGCCTGAAACTTGGTACACGATGCCAGTTCCGTATGTATCCTCTCCAACAAATATAACCGAGTTATCAACTGCAACTGTTGTGTGCGCCGCAAGTATTCCCACCTCAAGCTTTCCACCCGACACCCTCTGGAAAGGAAACGCCGAAGCGCCTGTATTTGTCCATAACTCTGTCGTCTTTTCACCAAGCAAGAATAACTGACCAATAGCCGAAAATACCCTCACTAGGTTGTCTGGGCTTGATTCTGCCGTTGCAAAGTCCAGTGCAGCCCAATTAGTGCCGTCATTTATGGTTGATATATAAAACGCACCAGAACCCTTTTTGCTGATGATAAAATATCCATCAAGATAAGTTATCGTCGAAGCGTCAGGTAAATCTCCGTCCGTTACTTGTGCAAAACTATTCGATGAGTATGTAAATATGTAAACCTTTATGCCATCACATATAGCTAACTGCGTTGGATTCTCTGCAATAGAAATATTGCCTGCACTCTGTAACAATGTGCCACGACTTGTTGCGATACCAGTATCACTTATTTCGAACAAAGTTGAGCCACTAACTACAAACGCTCTGCCGTTCTGGGAGGGAAAGCAGCCACGAATTGCGCCTACTCCAGCAGTTCCAAATAACAAAAGTCCGGGCGTTCCATAAAGTGCGGCCACGTCCTTGCCTGACTGGTCTAATACTGGGTATAGATTCACCGTCCGCTGAGCATCAAACGGAAGGCTAAATGCTTGGTATGTAGGGCCTACCAAATTTATTTTCACTACCAACCCCTATAAATACTAAAACCATTCGGATACGAACCCACGTTTGCATCCATATTGCGAACCTTCATAATGGAACGAGCTACAGCCGCTTTTGACTCACCTGCTATTTTCATTACCAGCGCATCGGCTGGCTGCCCATATTCCGAAGCCAGCTCTACCGCCAAGTTATAAACCAACATACGCTGCCAACCAGGTGGAAGTGATACCGTGCCTGATAGCGTTAATGACGTAAGTTCTTTTTCTGATGTCAAAACAAGCGTATATGCCGAAACTGGTACTGGGTAGAAGTTCAATGTTCCAGTTGGAAAGCCGTTTGTATAATTAACAAAATACGGTATGCCCTGCGTTGTTTTATCTTGAATTCCTTGGTACGTCTCATCGTCAACAGGAGCTACATTGTAGCTAATAACGCCTTGATTTACGTTAGCCTGTACTATACTTATCGGGCGTGCTGTATTGAGTGTTTGCCCCGCCCCAATGGTATAAGAAGCCGTGCCTGACGTAAGTGTAAACGATTCTGTTACACGAACATAAACCATGCTCGATTCGTTGCTGAATGAAGATAATAAATCATTTAACGAGTCCAACGCATCCGCCGCTTCATCGGCTGCTGGAGATTCTGATTTTACCAGAATCCCCACTTTTTGCATTGCCTTCGTTATGATACTAAGTCCTGTTGCCATGACTAACCTTTATAATAACTTGCTGTTATAATTGGCGTACCTGCACTAACAACACTCACATAAGAAGTGTCGCTTCTAAGCTTCATTCCCTTTGGATTCTGCCTAGCAGCGAGGCTACTAGTCAAGTCACCAGCCACAACCGCTACAGCCGTCAAAGTCACATTATCAAGCGTGCCAGTGAATCCAGATGTTGAAAAGGATATAGCTTGAGTTGTACCAGCCACGATTACTTCCGTAAATGTTGCCGACGTACTACGAGCAGTGCCAGCCGTACCACCAATACTTGGTGTAATTGAGCCAGCCGAAGCAGTTACTACAATTGATAGTAAGTAGGTCTGCCCCGACACAATAGGAAAGTTCCAATTAGCAGTTTGGCTGATTGCAGTTGAGATTGCACCAGTTGCAACAGCTGTCACGCCGTCCGTTGTCCAGCCAGTGCCAAGAACCCAAGCAGTTACCGTCACGTTATCAATAGTCCCGCTAAATCCCGCACCAGTGAAGGCTAGAATTTGAGTAGAACCAGCAACAATAGTTTCTGTAAAGGTAGCGTTCGTGCTTCTAGCCGTGCCAGCTGTACCGCCTATAGAAGGTGTTACAGTTCCAGCCGTGCGAGTTACCGCGTAAGTTATAGTGTAAGTATAACCCGCAATTAAAGTAATGGCAGAAGTCTGGCTTAGTGCTGTAGAAATAGCACCCGTTGCAGTAGCTACACCAGCCGCAATAGTCCATCCAGTGCCTTTAGTCCATGAAGCGTCTGAACCAAATGCGCCGTTAGTTACATATTCCGCAAAAGTGCCGTTAGTTATCCTATTAGCACCAGTTTGAGTAGTGAACTCACGAGCATAGAAATCAGCAGCTACAGGCGCACCAAAGGCGATGTAGTTAGCTTTTATGCCAGTTGCTGTATCCAGTGGAATGGTAAACGACTCCGCCACGTTAGCCGCTAACAATACAGCATCAGTGTACGTTTCCGTTTGATACTCTTTATTGTTTTCGTTTAGGCTTGCTATTCTTGTCATTTACAATCTCCTCTTTTATAACCCAACCCATAGATAGAAGTAACTTCACTAGGTTCGGATTGTCGGTAAATTTAATTCCACCATCTTTTATAAGAGTAACCATAATTCCCCCTAATCGGATATGGTGTTAGAAGCAAGTTGACCTTCTGGCCGATACACAATAAATGTATGCACACCAGCTAAAGGCGTAACCGAGCCCGCTGATGGATTTACGAACTGCATAGCCACTACGTTTGCAGCCTTTACTCTTACTGCGCAAATACTGCCACTTGCGGTGATTCCAGGGGGGCAAACAGATATTGCATCCCCTACTTTTACACCAACAACTGTGAAGTCCTGCTCAACGGTAACGATAGTTGCGACAGAACTTGGTGTTAATGACGCTTTAATTACATAAATGCCCAGGGCATTTCCTTGAGTGATTCCTACTGACATGATATTCTCCTATATGATGAAAAGGGGGAAGTTTCCCTCCCCCAAATAATTAAGACGTTATGCGGCAAGCCCACTCTGGACGTACAGCCGAGAATCCATAAAGAACATCAAGGCGCATAATCATAATATCTTTTAGAACATCATAATCACGAATGGCACGAACAGTTATACCATCAACAGTAGACTGTGCAGCCATATCAGTGCCACCCGGCAATACTAGCGGTACAGATACAAACCTGAACGCTGAAGGAGCATA